TGTTATATCACTTGTAAATGGTAATACTAAAATTGTTTTTTTATCTTTTAATTCTTGTGGCATTTGACTTAACATCCATTTAGGTGTTGCATAACCAACTCCACCAAAAACAACACAAGCAGTATTATCAACAGGTTTATCTGGAGTACTTAAAATACCCCCCTCAATTCTTTTCTCAAATGGTGGATTATTAGGATTTGGTTTGTCTTCGTTAATCTGTATTGTCTTTGGATCTCTATCTACGTGGAATTTTTTTACATACTTTTTAAAGTCTGTCAATCCACCTCTTTTTTGAACCCATCTAACGGGATTTATATCTCTAAAACCAAATCTACCTCCACCATCGGATAAATAAACAATACCTGTTGCAATTGAATTTAATTTAATCCCAATTTCTTGAATGACGTTAGTTTTTTGTTCCGTAGTCTCCCACGTTTCTAAAAAATTAACAATATTCTCCCTCCACAAAATATCTTTAATTTGAATATTATTTACCACCGTCTCATTCCACATACTTTCTCTACCATCTCTATTTTTTTTAATATCGGTAAAATATTCTCTTATCTCTTTTGCGTGTTCTCTAACTAAACTATCAATCAATCTATAATATTCAATTAAATCTTTTGATGGTCCTGAAGGTTCATTCATATGTCTAAACTTTTCACGAACCTCATATTCATGTTCTAATTTATTTTGAAAATCATAAGGAAAACTTCTAATGTTTACCCATCTTCTACCTGTTTCATCGGGAGCACTCATAATATCTGTTGGTGCATCGAATTGTAAATCTCCTTCGATTTGATATAATATACCTCCTTCGGTTTGTACCCCTTTCATGTTTTTAACCAATTCTTTATCCATAAATCTAAACGTGGATAATGATTTTCTTGTACCAACAATCTTACTCATATCATCAATACCGTGAACATCCCCGACGTGGAATGTTGTAACTCTTTGTTTACCCCAAATGTAATTAACTAAGGATGGTGTTAATGGAACATCCATTCTAACAATATGAGATTGTACATTAGCTAACCACTTCAGTTCATTTAACTGTTGTTGTTCAATAAGTTTTAATTGTGATTCTGTAACCTGAAGCTTCATTAGATATAAATATTACTTAATTCCAGATAGATACTCGTCTATCTTCTTTTGTACCTCGGGATCTTGACCTGTATAAATGATGTTTGTAATGTATTGTCTCAATGGATATATTCTATCTGTCAATACCCTTTCCTCAACCTCAGGATTTTTACGTGTACGTGGAACTGGATCCATCCATGCCTTGTTCGCAATTGTTCCATAATCAAAAGGAACCACCCTATAACGTGATTTAAGACGACTTCTATCTGCAACGAAGATTACGTTCAACATATCAGGTTTAATACGAGGACCGTCACCAGAATTACCAATAGACCCATCTGGTATAAAGTTCTTATCTCGAGTAAACGAAACCATCGTTTTATGTTTGGATTGTTTTAATGTTCTATCCAAATTCATAACCTCCTCATATTGTTTAGATCCTTTTAACATATTACTATTCATAATACCTAAAGCACGTTCCTCAGTGGTATGATGATAGATTGGGATTGATACCATATCTCTTAACTTCTCCAATAATATGTCTTGTAGTTTCATTACCCCTTAAGTTTCTTTAAGATTTCTAAATTCTTCTTAACGATGTTTAATGATTTAACACCTGAACGTCTACTTCTCATAGCACGTGGTTTTTTTGGTCTTGTTCCCATATATTTTGTTTTAGTCTTTTGAAAATAAATTATCTAACATTGCAATGTCTTCGTCTTCAGTTACGTCTTGTGCGGGTGGTGGTATGGCATTAGGTGTTAATGCTTTATATGTTTCAGGTCCAACAACACCATCTACTTTAAGACTATTCTTTTTTTGGAAGTCGGTTACTTTTTGTTTTGTTATTTTACCGAAATAACCCGTTGGGTTTTTAAAATCTAATAATGTTTGTAGTTCTTTAACTCCTTGTGTTTTACAACCAAATTTAAGAAGACTACCATTAGTAATATCTATTATTTGATTTGCACATGGCTTTGGTGTTTGTGGTGCTTTCTCTGTCCATTTTTCAGTTACACTATCATACGAATCTCCATCTTCAAAAACTAATTTAAAATCTGTTGTTCCTGAAGGGACAATTTCACCTGCAGTTACGGCTTTCTCATCTTTAGTTATATAATAACAATCACCTGAAGAGTAAAACCAAACTTTGTCACCATTAGATAGTATAATTTCTTTACCCTTACCAGATCGATTTGTTTTAACGTTATCCCCCCATTGATTTATAATCAATTTAAAAAATTGATTGTCTTCTTGATTAACAGTTTGTTCCACTATTTTCTTTAATTGACTCTCGGTCATTCTTATAACTTTCTTCATATCTTATAAATATTAAATATTTTTTAATGTATTCATTAATGATAATTTGGATTTGTTAAAATTTATTTTATCTTTATGTACAGGTTCTTTAGGTAACTGTCTTTCTGGATAGTCACCCAAACGTTTTATTTCCCTTGCTTCAACACTTTTTAATGCATCTAATAATAATTTATCATATGTGCCTTTTTTTAAAGTATACGGTATACGAATCAATCCCAAACCAAGATTATTAGTTTCAATAAATTGGTTTTTTAAATTATCACTTTCATATAGTATATTATAATTTAATTGTCTAGTGTATTCTGATTTAGCAAATCTAGGTTCAAAATGTTGTTCACCATCATATTCAATAAGGATATTGACATATCCTGGTTCAGGTATATAAAAATCAAACTTTTGATTACCTAATTCTTTGAATTGTTTTTCTGTTTCAAATTCGTAATCATTTACAGATAATAAATTTTTAATATGAATTTGATTTTTTGATTCTTGACATATTGGGCAACCTTGTCCTGCAGAATGGTTAGCGGGAGTTTGTGGAAACATTCCATGCTCTTTACCATTAGGACCTATTTTGTGACATACAATGTGAATATCGTCGGTCATTTTTTTAAATTCACTATTAAGATTTGGATAAGAATATGGTTTTTCATTTTCATCTTTAAATCTTTCATTATTTAAATTATAAATTGTATTTTTGAATTTATTTAATTGGTTAATTCTTTTACATTCTCTACATTCAATTGAACCATATTTGTTTGTGGATTTCCAAATTGCTGAGGGGCTCGCAAATACAATTGGATATGGGGTTTTTCCGTGTAATGTACAACCAAGTGTAACGGGTGAAGTTCCTCCAATATAATCCGATAATAAAACAAATCTATCATTGTAGAATTTACGGACTTTATCCATAAATTCTTTTTCTTTAACCGCTATTCTATTACATTCGGGACACAAAGGTGTACCAGTATAAAAAGTTTGAGCTTTTTCCCTTGAAATTTCTTGATTATGTTTTACACATTTTATTTTACCATTTTTTAATGGGGTTTCATATTCCATATTTTTCCAATCATACCAACTTATTGGGATATGGTATAATTTCATCTTTTCTTTGACTTTTTTAATGAATTCACTACGAGAAAGATTACTCAATGATTGTCTAACTATTCCTTGTTCTTCTCTACATTTTTCACAACCAACATATGGGTAGTTATCATATCTATAGTCTCGATATATATGACTTGCTGGATTTGTAATAGTTTGTTTACCGTGAGGTTTTTTATTTGAACCAAGTTTAGGACAATAAAAATCAAATTCATTTTTAATACCTGTATATCTTCTTAAACCCGATTTATTGTAGATATATAAAGGATTTCCATTTTCATCTTTCCATATTTCCTCAGCCTTATTATAAAAATTATTTACTTCTGAATTTCTTTTATTTAAAATTCTATCTTTTTTACATCCAACACATCCTTCTGAACCAATATCACCTTTCCTAAGATTTTCAACCTTTACGGGAAAATCAATATTATGTTTATTACAATGAGCATTTACTGTTGCTCTTTGTCTAAAATCTTCCAAATTAGGAAAGTCATAAAGACAACCTCCTTTATATGGAAAAAGTCCTTTTATCTTATTTAAAAAATCGTCCTTTGTTACCACATTATTACCTTCACCCAATGATGTGTTTTCTTCTTCCAATATAATATCTAATAATTTCATTATGTATAAATATTAAACTTTAATAGTTGTGTCTCTCCACCCTTTATCAATTGGATATTTCGTACTTAAATACAATTGGTCGTTACTATCAAGACCCTTCATTAATTCTTCTTCTATGTTTTCTTTATCAAGATAACCAATACGAATAAGTTTTATGTTTTTTGCTTTTGTATAGTCATTTTTTTCCCTATCGTTTAGAACACTACTTATATAATCGTGATTATCATACATTTTTCCTGAAAAATGATACCCTCCATCAAATTCCACTAATGTGTTATAATCAGGTAGATAAAAATCAAATTCTAACTTATAACATCTTTTATCTATCCTATTTTTACTTTTGTGTGAAATACAATCTTCATATTTTTTTTGAAAAACGTTTTCAATATTTTTTTCTTTTAATATTTTCTTAATTTCTTTTTCACCTTTTGATTCTTTACAGTAAGGACATCCAGCACCTTGTAAATGATTACCCGGTGTTTGAGGGAAATCACCATGTGTTGGGCAGGTTATCATTACTTTTTTATATGTTCCTCCATAATCCACATTATCATACGTATACTTCGGTGTTCTGTCATCATTTTGATGTGTACGTACCGACTGTGCACCTTTAATAAATTCATCCTTATTTGATTTTAGTGAGTCTATCATACAGTAACGACATCCAGCACCTTGTAAATGATTACCCGGTGTTTGAGGGAAATCACCATGTGTTGGGCAGGTTATCATTATAGGTGTTCTTTTATTAACATAAACTACATTATCATATGTATACTTCGGTGTTCTATCATCATTTTGATGTATTTTTTGTGACCTCTTAATAAAATCTTCACTTTTTAACTTTAATCTATTTTTACCACATTTATAACATCCAGCACCTTGTAAATGCCTTGAAGGAAGTTGGGGGAAATCACCATGTGTTGGGCAGGTTATTAGTACGTATGTTTTACTATTAACATAATCCACATTATCATACGTATACTTCGGTGTTCTGTCATCATTTTGATGTTTAATTTGTGCATTTTTAATGAATTCATCTTGAGTCATAAACTTAGGACCTTCATTCAAATCAACAACACTCTCGAATATAATATCTAATAATTTCATATACACATATAAATATCCCACAAATACTAACGGACACAAAAATAGAAAGACTTACAAATTTCGAATGGGGGTTCCGGCGTCGGAAAGTTGTGAACGGGGTTATCGGAGGTTAGAAATTAAGAACTGATCATATTAACACCGAAGTTATCAAACTTCCTTTTATAGACAAATGATATCTCATGACCCTTATGCATCATAAATCTATCCAGATCGGTATCCCGTTGTGTTTCAAAGTTATGGAGGGTATATTTC